GACGCCAGCCGCCACGTGCGCGCTCACGGTCGCGGCCACGTCGGTCTGGAGCAGCTCGATCACGGCGTCAGCGCCGGGCGGGTCGTCCAGGGTAAAGCCCCACGAAATGAGCTGGATGACGCGCGTGCTCGGCGTCGCCAGCTGGAGCATTGTCTTGATGGCCGTTCCGGTCGTCACGGACGCCTGTGCGGCCGTGGTCGGCATCGGACCATTCCAGGTCGTGTAGACAGGCATGGTTCATCTTCCCAGGACTAGTTGCACGTCGCCGCCGCGCACGCGGACGGCCTTCCGGAGGATCTCGAGCAGGAAGTCGTCCAGCTTGCTGCCGCCCGACCTGATCTCGAGCACGGTCGGCCCGCCGCCACCGGCGACACTCGCCATCCGAGCGGAGTCGCCGGCCGAGTGCACGCGCGCTCCCGCCGGCAGGCGCACTAGCTCGGGCCCGCGTTCGCCCACCCAGGTCAGGCCACTACGAACGCCACCGCTGGCCGCCTGGCCGACGATGCCGCCTGCGGCGAAGCCCGGGATGGAGCCGACGACTGAGCCGATCCTGTCGCTCAGTCGACCGAGAGCGCCGGTCGCCCAGGAGATCGCGTTGGCGATCGGGTCGACAATCGCATGGTAGGCACCCGAGAAGGCGTCCCGGATACCATCCACGGCCGCGCTCGCACTGCGCTTGACCGCCCCCCAGACCGCGGCGATTCGCCGTCCTGCGGACGCCACGGCGGAGGCGGCGGCACGGAAGGCGGCCATAGCCGCCCGGCCGGCCGCCTGCACGATTGCTCGAAATCGAGAGCTGTGCTTGTAGGCATAGATCAACCCGCCGACAAGCGCAGCCACGGCCACCACGACAACGCCGATCGGATTTGCAGTCAGCGCGGCATTCAGCAGCCACTGAGCTGCGGTCCACGCGCCAGTGGCGACTGTCGATGCGATCATGCCGACCTTGGATAAGGCCATCCCGATATTCATGGCAGCAAGGCCACTGACGAGTGCTCCGATCGAGCCGGCCATCGCGAGTGCGGGTGCACCGAACGCGAGCGCACCGCTGGCGACGTCGCCGAGCGGACCCTTGCTGGACGCCATGGATTGCGTCCAGCCCTCGAATGCCCGCTTGGCCGTTTCGATCTTGGCTGCGCCGTTCTCGCCGAGGCTCGCGGCCATGCGGTCCGTCGCGCCCGCGACATTAGCGGCTCCGCCATGGATGTCATCCATCGCCGGCAGGATCTGCCGGAGAGTGTCCTCCCATTGCGTGCCGAACAGCGCCGTGCCGGCGGCGTTCTGAGCGATCGGGTCTTTCATGCGCGCCAGGCCGTCGAGCACGTCCTGTGTCATTGACTCCGCTTCAGGCCCGCCGGCAGCGATCGCCTTGGCCGCCGCCGTAGCGTCGAGACCAATCGCCTTGAATCCATCGGCGGTCAGCTTACTACCGTCGATGGACCGCTTGCTGAACTCCCCGAAAGCGTCGGCAATCAGGTCCGTGTCCCGCGCGCCCGCCTTCATGCCTGCTGAGATAATGCCGAGCGCATCATCGCCGGAGATGCCAAGCTTAGAGAACTGGCTTGAGTACTCATTCAGCGTGTCGAGCCAGTCGCCGTTGGCGTCGAGGCCTTTTGTGAATCCGGCTGTGATGATGTCGAACGCCTGTGTCGCATCCTTCGCCAGGCCGTTCTTGATCAGCTTGCCTGCCGCGACTGTCGACTCGGCCACATCGACGCCGAACGCGTCTGACAGGGCGAGCGCGCTCTCGGTCATCTTCTGAAGATCGGCGTCCGACGTGTCGGCCACGGACCCGAGGTTCACCGAAACGGACCGGATCGCCTCATTCACGTCTTCGATCGAGCCGCCCCAGTTGTCCCGGTAGACCTTGCCGGCGACGTCGCCCGCACGAGCGGCATCCTCCTTGGACAGGTCCAGCTGCGCCTTGAGCTTGGAGTTGGCGGCACCGATCTGAAGGTTGTCGGCCAGGCCTTTCGCAAGCAGGGCGCCGGCCGCCGCGCCCGCCGCTGCCGCCGCCTTGCCGATGTGCTTGCCGAGCGACGAACCAGCCTTCTTGCCACCGGTCTCGCCACCCTTCTCCAGTCCCTCGCTCAACTTGTCGCCGGCCTGCTTGCCCGACGTCTTCGCCTCGGCCTTGATCACCTCGAACCCGGTCTTGTCGGAGGTGCGGACGACGATCTCAAGCACGTTCTCCGCCATCCTCGCCCTCCTCCTGTTCTCCGAGATCCACCAGGTTGACCAGCCGAATGACCTCGGCTGATTCGTTCATGAGCACGCTCGGCAGGCAGCCGAACATCTTGCACAGTCGCACGATGGTGCGTGCCTCGATCAGCTCACGCGGTGCAGTGCTTCCATCGGTATCTCCGGACGCGGCCCAGTCGAGGACCGCCTCCCTAAAGGGCCGGCCACCTGCGTAAGGCCACGGACCCAGGCCCCGAAGAGCGCCAGGTTCCGCCCGAAGTCCCGTCCCCGGACACCCGCCAGGGTTGGCGGCACGGGCTCGCCGTCCGGCGTCTCCAGATTCCATGAGACCAGACCGTCGGCAATGGTCTCGAACAGTCGACGGATCTGGGCGCGACCTTCCGGCGTCGCGCCCGACTCTTCGGTCAGTTCAGCCAGGTCCATGACGTCGAGCAGCTCACCCGTAGACAATCCGCGCATGCGAACTTCCAGGCCATGCTGCTCATCGTCCGGGTCATCGAACACGACCCGGACGATCTTCGGCTTGTCGGAGTAACCCACAGATCAGGCCCAGGTCGGGACGGCGCCGTCGGCCAGACTGCCGGGTGCCTGCCAGGTCAGGGCGCCGTCGGCCGCGCGGGTGAGCTGGTAGTCGCTGAACAGCGTCTCGCACGCCATCGTGACGCCATTGACCGTGATGGTCACGGTTCGGTTGACGCTCGTGCTCGGCACGGTCTTGAACACGTCGTGCGCGCCGGTCGTGCCGTTCGTGTTGAAGACGCCGTTCAGGGTGACGCTGAAGTCGGCCAGCAAGAGCAGTCGTTCAATGGCCGACTTGTCGACACCCGTGATGTCCTGCACGCCTCGCGGCGTCGAGAAGTTCCAGCCCGTCACGTCGTTCTTGATCGCCCGGGCGGTGCCGCCCGAGTCGTCCACACTCAGCGTCGTCTGGCCGACGCCACTCGCCTTAGCCATGACCTACTCCTTGTTTGTCAGCCTTGCTTGAGCCGGTCGGCCAAGCGGTCCTGGTGCGTGCGGAAGTCGTCCACCCAATCCTCCGGGGTCCGGCGCACGGCATTGCGTGACCAGCGCCAGTCGCCATCCCGGACGACGAACAGCTCGGGGATCTCGCGCTTGACCCGGTGCTGCGCGAAGCACGCCTGGCCGGCCTCGAACGTGAAGGCGACCTGGCCGTCCGGCAGGACCTCGGCCACGTGCCGGCGGGAGCGGTCCGCGCGGATGTAGACGTCAGCCTCGCTGCCCGCGTCGACCACGGTGCGCCAGCCGTTGGCGTACATCGGACAATCGGCCTCGGCGCAGGTCGCATCGCGCCAGTGCGTCGCGCGTGGGGCGGCCACCGCGTACGTCTTGTAGCTCTGCGGCGACATCGCCGGCTGCAAGCGGTTGAGCTCTTGCACTAGAAACTCACCGTGGTCAGGTTCCGGACGAACACGACCGAGAACGTGGCGGAGGAGAAGGTGCCAGAGGTGATCGCCCGGACGTAGCGCCGCACCGTGGCGCCGGCCGCGCTGGCCAGCCGCTCGGTACCGATGGCCGACTTGGCCGCGAAGCCACCGCCGGTCAGGTTCGCGAACGCGGCATTGTCGGCCGAGTCCTGCAAGGTGACCGTGACCGAGGTGCCAGTGAAGGCCGTCACCTGCAAGTAGGCTTGCCACCCGAACAATGTGCTTACACTTCCGAAGTCGATCGCCGTGCCGTTCGTAGCCGCCGTGTCTGTCTTGAGCCCGGCCGTGAGCTGCTCGCCCCACTCGATCCCGGTCGCGTCGGACTGCGCCGAGACCGCGAAGGTGAGCGCGCCGTCCGTGCCGCGCGAGGGGTCGTAGTTGACCTGCTTGGCCAGGCAGGCCGCGCCCGGGTTGCCGAGCGTCGTGCCGCGCGCGTAGGTGACCATCACGTCGGCGGTCGGCAGCGGCGACAGGGCGACGTGCTCACGGCTGGCGACGGTGTTGTGGAAGGCGACGAACTCGATCGCCCCGTCACGCAGCCCGCCGATCCGCTCCATGGCGGAGGCGTTGATCGCGGTCACGTCGAGCAGGGCCGGCCCGCCGCCGATCCGGCCGAGGCTGCCGACGTCACCGGACAGGTCATACCCGCCGACGTAGAGGTTGTCCCCGAGGCCCGAGGTCTTTGCCATGTCATGCCACCTGCGCCCAGAGGTCGGAAACGATCAGAGGAAGGGTGATCGTTGCCACCCTGAACAGCTTGCCGTCCTGCGTGAGATACCCGAACCGGGCCGCGAGTGGGTTGTTCCCGGCCATGCCGAGAAGATCGACCTCCCGGACGAGCCCGGATAGGTCGAAATCACCCGCATAGGACGCCATGAGCGCGTCGACCGCAGACAGCAGCTCAGGGTCAACGCCGTCCTGCGGTTCGGCCAGCATGTTGCCGTAGACCCGGACGTTGAACACGAGCAACGCCGTGGTGCTGGCGAGCCCGGACTGGTTGCGGGCCGGTCCGATCGAGTCGCACCAGGCGACGCACGACAGGCCAGAGCCTGGCGCTTGCTTCGGTTCGTGGCCGGCGACGCGCTCGAAGATGCCGAGCGTGGCCGCGTGGTCGGTGATGGCCGCGACGATCGAGGCCGTGGCCAGGGTCATGACAGCCTCGCCAGGACCGGCCGGAAAACCCGTTCAACGATCTCGGGCAGCTTGCGCGCCGTCTCCTCCCGGGCGCGGCGCCAGTTCGCGTAGCCCTTGAAGCGCGTCCGGGCGTTGCGGCTGCCGATCCCTTCCAGCCAGGGGCCGTAGATGATCTTACGGTCGTTGACCACAAGATCGCCGGCCCGGCTCGACGTGATGACTTGCGTCTCGTAGTACGGCGTCGGGTGCTTGAACGTCGCGTTCATGAAGCCGTGCAAGGTGGCTGACCCGCGCGCGGCCACCTCGATCTGGGCGTCCGTCAGGGCTTCAGTCACGAGCCGGTGCGCCGAGCCGTCGAACACGGGGCCGGTCAGGATCACCTCGACACTCATGGCGCCACCACGCGCATGCGCGCCTTGCGCCCGTACTGCACGTACGCCTGTGCGCGGATGTCGCCGAGCGCGTCGAGGCGCATCTGGCGCTCGCCGTCGCCACTGCCGGCCGTGCGTGCGTAGCCGGCCGACTGCTGTAGCACCTCATTGATTGCCTCTGCGATCGCCAGGGAGCGGACCAACGGCGGCGGCACCCACGCCGTGACGGTGGCGCCGTTGCTGTGCGTGGCCGCCGTCGAGCCGGCCGAGCCGCGCCGCACGGTCAGCGAGCGGGAGGCGTAGATCGTGGCCGCCGCATGCGCGGCCAGGGTGGAGCCGTCGAACGCGCGCTTGACGATCAGTGCCGTGGCCGTGATGTCCACGATCAGCAGGCGTTCGGCATCCATGAGCAGCAGCTCGCCGACATGGAAGGCGGCCAGCGAGCCGGACGGCGTCAGGATCTGGTCGGCGCTCGCGGCCGTCAGGGTGCCGGTCTGGCTCGTCGTGGTCATCGCCCGGCCGGTCACGAGCATCCGCTCACTGTCGACCTTAAGCAGGGAGCCGACGCCGATCTGCGACCCATCACTGACGGCTACGGTGGTGCCGGTCGTGTCGGACAGGCTCGCGGCCAGGGTCGCCACCGTGGCCTGGTCGTCGGTGTGCCCGTAGAGCCCGGTCACGGTGATGGCTTGCTGCCACGTGTCGCCGGAGGAGAACGCGGACGTGCTGGACAAGTCGATCTCGATCGAGCTGTACGGCGGACCTGACGCGTTCGGTTCGAGGAAGTAGTCAGCGGCCGGGATGGTCGTCCCATCGGACGCCAAGGTGGTCACTGAGATCAGCTCGTGCTGGTCAAGCCAGAGTCGCCATGGCGTGCCCTGCTGGCCGGACGGGTAGTCCCAGGATCGGGCGTCGACGGTGGGGACGAATGAACGGTGCAGTCGACCCTCGACGGAACGGGCGGCTGACTCCAGAGCGCGGTCTACGCGGACGTCGGATCGAGCGGTCTCGGCGAAGTCGAGACCGCCCTTGACGTCCTCCCGCGTGCAGAGCGGGACCGTGCTCAGTGCCATGTTCGCCCGTCCTGTGCCCTTGCATTCTTGGCCGGTCGGTCCTGGTCGGGCCGAGCGGGAGCGGGATGCTGAGATCAGGATAGCGCCGGGCGCTCAAGTTCCGGACGGGCCGGACCGATGATGTGGTCACGCACCGATCACGGCGCGTGACCCTATGTCAGGAGAGTCCAGAGATGTCCCGTCCCACCACATCCACCCTGGCCGCGAGCGCGGTCGCCGTGGCGCTCGGGGCCGCACTGGCGGTCAGTAGCCTGGGCAACGACCAAGCGGCAATTGCCGCACCGAAGCATCTGGCAGTGCCAGTCGCGCAGGCATGCGCGCCGGCCGTCGTCACGGTGCGAGTCGTCCAGCCTGCAGCCACTGCCCGCCCGGCCGTGCGGGCGACGCCCGTGCGCGCCCGCGTGAGCGCGCGGCCGCGCCCGGTCATCGTCCAGCGGGTGACGATCGTCAATCGGGTGAGCGCGAACGCGACCGCCCGCGCGGTCGTCCAGCCCGTGCCGCCCATCGCTCCGCCGGTCGTCGCACCCATCCCGAGCCCGACACCCGGCCCGGTCGTCATCGAACCGAAGCCGAACGACCACGAGCGCGGCGAGCACCACAAGAAGCGGCACGGCAAGAAGCACAGGCACGACAAGAAGTGCCACCACAAGAAGCACTGACCGCTCGACCGCACCCGCTCCGCCAGGCCACGGGCGGAGCGGGCGCCAGCCGTCGAACGGGCAGAAGAGCACACCGCCAGGGCCGCGCAGCAGCGGCTCGCCGTCGTTCGGACAAGCGGTCGGCTCGCGCTGCGCGTCCTGCTCCGCGAACTGACGCACCTCGCGAGTGATACTCAGGAGCGATTCATAACCCATGATGTTCACCCTGGATTCAGGTTACGTGATTGTCATTGTTCCTAGGTGATGAATGAGCCCAGCGGCATTGCCATTGCGTCCATGGTGGATGAAGCCACCACGGAATGTGGAATCGGTTGCAGTGAAAGAAGCGACCGTGCCATCAGTTCTCGACAGAGTGACGTCCGACGGTGTGACCGCAATCGTTGTGGTCAACACCTGAAACAGCTTGGTCCCGGAGGCGATCGTGGCCGAGGGGGTGATGCTGGCGACCGCGATTGACGTGGCCCCACCGCCTGCCGCAGATGTCACGGTAGCGATCTGTCCCGTGTCGGGCAGCATGAACTGGTGGCCGACCTGCACCGCAGAGGTCAGGGCATTCACCGGGAGCGCGGTGATCGGCACTCCACTTGTCAACCCGGCGGACAGTACGGGAGTGATCCAGGTGGCTGACGTGCCCGTGCCGCCGACCTTGGCGTTGACTCCGGCGGTCACCTTGAAGATCTCAAAGTTACCGTTGGCCCGATAGATCACGTTGTACCCATTGGAGTACGTCTCTCCAATGTTGATCCACTTGCGGTCGTCCAGGAAGCAGATACCGGTGTCGATGTGCCGAGTCACGTCGGACGGAACCGTCTCTACCACGAGCTGCTGCGTAATGGTGTAGGAGCCAGCTGCCGCCGCGACCGGGCAGAAACAACCGAGCAAGTTCAGGAAGTCGCCGACGCCAGTACCGTGCATCCGAATGCGAAACCCTGTCGCCACGCTGCCGGTGATCGTGCCCCGGTTGGCGTCCACCGTTCCGGTCCAGGGAATATAACCGGCCGGAAATGTCCCGGACTTGGTCCATGGCGCCGTGGTGCGCAATACCTCGGGTGCGGCTTCGACATATAGTGGATCATCCGCGAAGATCCCTGACACTCCAAGCGCGAAGAGACGGGCCCGGTCATACTGGCGCACCACGGTGTAAGCGGTTACCTCATATCCGGCCGCGATATATGCCGCAATTGTCAGGTCCGATACCTGCGAATGATCCAGGCCAACGTAACGCACTCCGGTGCCGGCCAGGGATGCGATATAGGTAGCGGTCGGGGTTGCCGCACCTGCAATGTAGTAGATGGTGTTAGGGATACCCTTAGCAAGAGCTGACTGCACGTCGGACAAGGTGAACGATCCGATACACACCCGATCTTGCAAGCCGGCGTCGACACAGAGTTGCGCCAGGGCCGGACCGCATCCGGCAATGCCGTCATTCTTCGGCTCGGGAGTAAGCAGCGCATCCCGACCGAACCTGGACAGGAACTCGCGCGTCGTCATCGCGGGAAGATTGCCGAACCCACCCGACGCCGTGCGACTGTTCTCCCACCAACGACCGGCGTCGACAAGCACATTTTGCCAAGCCACGCTTGACAGGTCATCCACATTGGTCGTGACGCCAGTGACGGCAGAGGCGAGAGATGTCCGGATCATATCCCGGTCATGCATTACAACCATCGTTCCGTCCGGCAGGAGACGATGATCACCGCCGTCGATGCCGTAACGGTTGTACGAAACGCCGATCCGAAAGGCCGCCTCAGTGTTCTCCGGGGCACGCAACGCCCCCGCGCCCCGATGAGCGATGATCCAACCCCGAGTGGCGGCCATCTCATTCCACGATCTGTATCGCCCCTGAAGTCGCCCGTAGAGAGCGCCCGCCGTGGTGAACGTCGGCATCGGAACGCCATCGACAGTGGGCACCTCAAGAAGGTTGATCGTTTCTTCTACGATCTCCCGCGTCGCGACGGCCTGACCCGCATTGGTCGCGCCCGACGCGGCGGTCGCCTTGCCCATGGGGCGTTCAGTCCTTCCTGCTGCGACGAACCCGACCAGTCGCCGCGAGTGGTTCGGTCGCCAGGGCCGGCTCGGTCGCCACGGTCTCGACATCCGGTGCCGGTGACTCCGACTCGGGAGGTGAGTCGGAGCCACCGTGCACCGTGATCTTGGCCATGTCAGGCAGCGACCATCGTCGCGCCATCCGTGAGCGGCACGTACGTGACCACCCACAGAATGGCGCCATCCGTGCCGGCCGAAACCGACTCGATCTGCCCCGCCTGGAGCACGACAGGCGTGCGCAGCGTGTTCGCGCCGCCGCCACGGGTGATCTGCGTGGTCCGGATGCCGTCGAACGACAGCACGTCACCAGCCGGCGTGTCGGTAGTGCCGATGTCGGTGGCCGCGCAGAGATCGTTCGTGGTCGCTCCGGCCAGGGTCGGGTTGTGCTGGAGCTTGTACGAGTTCGCCACCGTGATGGACGTGGTGACCAGGCCGTAGATCGCGGTCAGAGCAACCTCGCCACCCGTCACGGTGAACAGCGGCACGGTCGTGGCTGCCAGTGTGCCGGTCGACTTCTCAAGCCGGACACCGAACAGGATCTGACGAACCTGCGAACCCTGAATGATCACGCTCATGCCAGCGCCGCCTGCAGGTTGGCCGGCGCCCGCTGGACGTCGAGATCGTGCAGGATGTAGAGCACGCCACCGAGCTGAGCGTTGCCGCCGACGTCAGCCACGTCGAGGCTGACGTACCCGTAGCCGTCGGCCAGAGCTGCGCCGGACACCGGGATGACCGCGATCATGCTGGACTCAGCCGAGGTACCCAGGCCGCCCGGGTCGGAGATCGTGGCCGCCGCCGCCTGCGTGACCTTCGTCCAGGTCTCGGTGCCTGCGAGCGCGGCGCTCACGGACGCCTTGTAGTAGTAGTTGGTGATCGCGGCCAGGTTGCTCGTCGTACCGCCCGAGCTGGCCGTGTGCTGCTTGAGCGTCAACACCGGGTCGTCGCCCGCCGTGCCGACCGCCTTGAAGAGCACGATCGAGACAGCTGACGCCTTCTTGAGCGACACCCGCTTGCCCGTGTTCGCCGCAGTCTGCATATCGACCGGGATGAATCCGACCGACAGGTCGAAATTCCGTCCCAGCCCTTCCGTGCCTGCCATCTACGTGCCTTCCTGGTGGGGGTTGATTGCCACGTCGGAGCAAGCCCCGGGCGGGAGGTTAGGGCCGCCCGGGGCCGGCATCGTCAGCTGCGAACGGCGATCTTGACGAAGGGGCTGAGGGTGTTCGATCCCTGGTTCGGGGTGATCGCGGACTGAATCCACGGCCGGCCGTCGACGCGCTGGATCACCCTGAACACGGTCTGATCGTTTGCGAACTTGTAGTGCGGGGAGGTGTCGGCCTGCATCTGCTGCCGGTCGCCGATCAGGTAGTAGGACAGGTCCACGAAGTTCAAGTCCCCGGCCTGGCCGACAGTCTTCACTTTCTCGGTGAAGATCACCGGGCGGCCGAGGATGGTCATCGGCGGGCCGGCCACGCCGTTGTTGATCCACACCGCCGATCCGCCGGTGCCGACCGACAGCGCCATGGTGGCCAGCTCGGGGAAGGTGTCGATATGAGCAACCCACACAGCAGAGCCGAGCGAGGCGGGCAGCATCCGGGAGTACAGCTTGACGACGTTCTCCCAGACAATGGTGGCCGCCGCCTGGCCGGTCTCCTTGGCCACCGACACGGCCGCCGAGTTGCCGGTGTCGAGCCAGCCGAGCGGCTCACCGACGCCGGTCCCGTTGATGTCGGCCACGTCCTCGAACCAGGTCAGCGCCTTGGGGAGCGCCTGGTCGATGAAGGCCTGGAAACTGATGATCGAGTCCTGGAAGATCTCATTCGGAGCTTGCCCGTAGACCGTCAACTTCTTGGCGTCGAGCACGACGCGCCCGAAGGTCGCCTGACTCTCGGTCAGCGCCGCGCTCTCTTCGGTCCAGTACCCGACGAGCCCGCCCATCACCGAACTGGCGTTGCTGGTCGAGTCGATGATCGGGAACGGAACGCGCGGGCTGTCCATCGGGACGACGGTCGCACGGGAGCGGGTGACCGCCGTCTCCAGGGCAACTTGGAGCAGCTGCGCACGCAGCACCTCCGGCACCAGGAAGCCGCCGGCGTCCGGCACGACGGTGCCGTAGGAGTTGACCATCTCGGTTCGGCGAGCCAGCGCATCGGCGCCGCGCTGGCCGTGCCAGATGTCGGAGAAGAAGGTGCCCGAGTCGGTGAACTTGGCGTCCAGCCGAGCGCCCGGCGCCTTCGGGTTGTGGCCCATCGCGTAGATGGCGCCATTGCCGAGGTCGGGCCGCTTGATCCGCGCGGACGTGTTGCCCTTCAGCCACTCGGCGTTGACCCGCTGTACCTCGGTCTCGATCTGGGCGACCAGGCCCGGGTCGACCTTGCGTGTCTTGTCGACGTACGCGGCGATCAGCTCGGAGAAGGCTGCGCGAGGCGTGCCCTTCTCGTCGAACAGTGAGGTGAGGGAGTGTCCGGCGAGAAGCTCGGTGAGCTGATCGGCATTGTCCGGAGCGGTGACGGTCATGCGAGTGCCTTCCTGATCGCATCTGCGAGCGCGGGGCCGTCGATGGCGTCCGGCCGCTCTGGTGGGATGATCCTATCTCTTGCCGGGACCAGGTCGATCACCGGCGCTGGAGCGTTGACCCGGCCGGCGAACCGGTACCGGGTCAGGTCGAATGACGCAGCGACGGCGGACGGGTCGCTCT